TCGCGCTCGGCGCGACCAACTACACCATCACGAACGTCGTCATCACCTACAACGACCCGAACGCCGACCAGGAGAAGATCGACGTATCGCACCTCGGGCTCACCACGGGTGCCCAGGTCGCCACGATTGACCGCCCGCTGAAGGGCAGCACGACCGACACGGGCCGCTCGGTCCAGTTCGACTACCTCGGCAAGAGCATCATCGCGGACGGTGCGACCGGAACCTGCACGATCAGCACGGGCGGCACGTCGCTCCTGGCTGGCGTGGCCTACACGGTGAACTCCAGCACGCTGACGCTGGCCGTGAACGACGCGATCCGGGGGCAGGCCACCATTCGCATCGCCCGCGTGTAATGCCGTGACGGAGGCCCGTCATGGCGATTCCTTGTGCGGGCGTGACGGCGACGTGGGGCGGGCAGGCTCTCGGTGAGCTCGTCGAGGTCGAAGTCACTTGCGGCGGCTCGTTGCCCATTGGTCGGGCCGCGGCCTATTCGGTTGACGCAGGCACTATAGAAGTGAAGTGCCTGAGCACCGTAAGCCTGTCGGTGGCTGAATACGGTCTGAAGAAAGCCCTCGCCTTTACGGGCGGCGGGCTTGCTTTCTCGACCAAAGCTATCTGCCAAACGCTGCGTCTCTCGGGCAAGGTAAACGACGTGGCACGGTACGCCGCGACGTTCAAGATTGTCCAAGAATAAGGAGCACAGCGTGGCACTGACGGCAGCGGAACTGGCAGCGCAGATCATGGCCGCCGACGACCTCGGCGTCCTCAAGGTGAAGGTCAAGGAGTGGCCCGACGCTGAGGGCAAGCCGACGATCCTCGGCATCCGCGTGATGACCGTCGGCGAGCGTGACGCCTACGAGCGTGAGTGGATCGGCAAGCGGGAGACGGGCATCGACAACTTTCGCACGAAGTTCCTCGCCCGCTGCCTCTGTCACCCCGAGACAGGCGAGCGGCTGTTCACTGACGAGAAGGTCGAGAAGCTGGCGAGCAAGTCAGCGAAGGTCGTCTCGACGCTGTTCGAAAAGGCGATGAAGCACAACGCGATGTCGGAATCGGATGTGGAGGAGTTAGCAAAAAACTGAACATCCGCCCGCTGCGAAGATTCGTCTTCCGGCTGGCGGGGCATCTCGGAATGACGGTCGGCGAGATCGAGCGTCGGATGACGACGCGCGAGCTTGCCGAGTGGCTGGCGTTCACGAGGTACTACCACGCACTTCCTGACAGTTGGGCCGAGACGGGCCTGATCGTCTCGGCATCGTTGGCGCCTTACAGCGAGCAGGGCAAGACACCGAAGGCGAGCGACTTCAACCCGATCGAGAAACCTCCGCAGCACGCAGTCCAAGCACGAGACGTGATTTTGGACTTGAAAAAACAACTTGGATTCGACTGATGGCGAACGTGCTCTCACTGGCGATGAAGATTTCTGCGGACGCCACGGGCGTTCGGCAGAGCTTGTCGCCCGTCGAAAAAGCGTTGCAGCAGTTAGACAAAGAGGCCGCTAGCGTCACGGCGGTCTTCAAGAAGTTCGGCAGCGAGTCGGCAGCGGCGGTCGCCGCCCAGGACAAGTTCGGCATCCGCGTCCAGGCGTTGACGGAGAACCTCAAAGCCGGAATCACGTCGCCGCAGGAATACGCTAGGGCACTTGAGGAGCTTCAGCGATCAGCCGAGCAAGCGGCTGGCGACCTTGAAACGGCCTCGCGGATCATCGAAGCCAACCTGACGCGCGAGCAGAGAGCCCAACGCGAGTTCGACAACTCAACCGCCGAACTCAATCGGCTTCGTGAAGCCGGCCTGCTCACCGAGGAGCAGTACGCGGCGGCGCTCCAGCGAACCGCAGAGACGTACTCCAAGGCCACGCTCGCGGCTTCCAAATACGAGGCCGCCGCCGAAGGGGCCGGCGGCGCCGGCACACTTAAGTTCAACGAACTGTCTGGCATCCTCTCGGCCCTTCCCGGCCCGCTAGGCAACGTGGCCGGCAGGCTCTCTGGTCTATCGAGTGCCGGCGAGGGTCTGTCTCGTGTGTTTTCCGCAGGGCTGTCACAGGGGCTCACGAGCATTGGGGCGTCGGTGGCCGGCCTCGTTAATCCGTTCACGGCGGCGGTCGCTGGCGTGGCGGCGTTCGGTGCTGCGGCGACCGCAGTTGTCCAGGGACTCACTTCCCTGGAGGACCGCGTCGAGAAGCTCGGCAACACCGCCGACAAGCTCGGCGTGTCGTTCGAGTTTATCCAGACGCTTGAAGCGGCGGCTACTCGCAGCGGCACGAGCATCGACGCGGTGAGTGCTGCGTTCGGCCGGCTCCAGAAGTCGGTGCTGGGCGTTGATGAGGAGAGTAAGGCGGCGCAAAAGGCGCTCGCCGAGATCGGCGTGACGGCGGAAGAGTTGCAGTCGCTTTCACCGGAGGATCAGTACCTACGAATCGGCGAGTCTCTAAGCAAGATCGAAGACCCTGCCCGCCGCACCGCGACAGCAGTAGCTTTGTTTGGGCGAGCTGGTGCCGACCTTCTTCCGTTCTTTCGCAACATAGGCGGCGCGGCCGGAGACATGGAGCGTTTCGGCAGGGCACTCACCGTCATTGACCGTCGCCGCATCGACGAGTTCGGTGCCGGCCTCGACGCCCTCGGCGTGGCGACGCAAGGGCTCGGGCAATCGCTCTTGCTGCCGTTCGTCGGTCTTGGCGAAGGCGTCGCCACCGCGTTCGCCGAAGTCACCGCCGGGCTCACGGCGATCATTGATCCGATCGGTCAGGTGCTGGAGCCGGTGCTGACGAACATCGGCCGCGTGATCGAGTTCATCGGCACAGGCATCGGCAACCTCGGCCGCATCATCGGCGTGGTGTTTGAGCCGTTTGCGACGGTCGTGCAGGCCGTGTCGCAAGCGTTTGAGCCGTTGGCGGAATCCGTGTTCGGATTCCTTGAAGGAATCAGCAACGCCCAGGTCGCCGTCGCCGAGTGGCTTGTGTCGTTCACGCCCATCGGCGCGATTGCCGCGAACGTCGGCGCACTCGGAGAGACCATCAGCCGTGTCGTGACGATCATTACAACGGCATTCGGGAAGGTCGGCGAGGTAATCGGAAACACGCTCGGCAGCGTGGCCAAGTACGTGGGCTCTGCCGTTTCTTCGTTCGTCGAGTTCACCGGACTCAGCGGTCCGCTGTCTGCAATCGGCAGCGTCATCAACAGCGTGTTCGGGTCCGTGGCGTCCGTGTTCACGACGATCGCCTCGGCCATCGGCGGCACCGTCGGGCGGCTGCTCACGATCGCGGAGAACTTCCTGGGTATCGACCGCTCGGCCGAGCAGGCGTCCGAGAGCGTCGACAAAACGGCGGCCAGCGTGCAGTCGTTGACGAAAGAGGAGCAGAAGGCGTTCGACGAATTGCAGAAGACTATCGCCGGCAGCGGCAAGTCTCTCGACGACGCCATCGCCAAGGCCGGCGAGTTCGGGCAGGCAGGCTTCGACGCGGCCCTGGAATTCCAAACGGCCTTGGAAGACTTGCAGGAGCAGGCCAACGGCGGCGAACTCAACGCCGAGCAGTACGCCCGTGGCGTAGCGAACGCCACGGCCGAGTACGAGCGGCAGATCGAGTCGCTGAAGCTAGTGCAGGAAGAGACTCGCAAAGCAGCCGAGGAGGCCCAGCGTCGCATTGATGCCGACCGGCAGGTGGCCGACCAACTTCTGGAGCAGGCCCGAATCAACCGCGAGTTCGGCGGCGACTCTGGCAGGGCGAAAGCCGCGGAGCAAGTGCTGGCTGTCGAGCGAGAGATCGCACGCATTCAAGAAGAAGTCGCCGCAGCAAAGGATAGCGGCGACGCCGAGGCGGTTGCCAACGGCGAGGAGCGGATTCGCCAACTAGGCGTCATCAGTAACGAGCAGCAGGCGATCGCGGACGGCTCGGCCAAGGCTGCCGAGGACGAGCGGAAGCGGCTCGACGACCAGCGAAAGCGGATCGACGAACTGCTGTCGGCCGGGCAGGAGCAGTCGCAGATCGAGCGGGACATCGTCGCCGTACAAGAGCAGCAGGCCCAAGAGACGGCAAGGCTCTTGCAGGCACGAACCGCCGGCAATCAGCAAGAGGCGGATGCCGCCGCAGCGAGGCTCGGGCAACTCGACCAACTTCAAGCACGGCTTGAAGATCAGCAGCAGGCCGCCGAGCAGGGGTTCGGCGAGGGCTTCGCTCGTGCATTTGAGCAAGTAGACCGTGCCGTCGGGCAGACGATCAACAAGGCTGCGGAGTTCGGCAACGCCGGAGCCGAGGCAGCGCAGCGACTGCAGGAAGGCATCGCCGCCGCCCAGGAGCAGGCCCGCGACGGCATCCTGAACAAAGAGGCGTTCGACGCCGAGGTTGCCCGACAGCAAGAGATCTTCAACAAAGAGATCAAGCATCTCGACGACGTAGAGAAAAAGAAAGCACAGATCGCCGGCCAGGATCAGAAGCGTGCGGACGAGCAGCAGAAGGCATTTACCAAGCAGGCCGATGACGCCGCGAAGGAGCAGGAGCGGACGCAGCAGCAGATCGCCCAGGCCCAACAGCGGCAGTACGAAGAGGCGCAGAAGGCCCAGCAGGCGTTCTTGGAGGAGCAGGCCAAGGCCCAGCAGGCCGAGTTTGAGCGCCAGCAGAACCGCCTCCGCGAGCTCAACACGCTCGGTGCTCGCTCGGTGCAGACCGCCGACGTTCGCACCCAGGAAGGTGCTGCCATCGTCCTGGGCCTCGCGGCCAACGCCCAAGACCCGCGTCTCATCGAGGCCCGCCTGACGAACAAGCTCATGCGGCAGCAGCTCAACGCCCTCGTCGGCAACCTGACCCGCATCGGACTTGAGGTGAGCCTGCCATGAGTGTCG